GTGTATTTGAAAATACACTTGAAAAATTGTTTACAGAGCATTGTGATTTTGCTGGGTTGACAAGTAGCATTGAAAACACGTATCATTTACAGTCATACTTCTTAAATTTTAATGAAAACGCGATTCATCATATTATTGAATTTTTCAAATCAAGTGGAATTCCAATGAATCATGATCAGTCAATATCATCTTATGAACTGAAACTTACAATGCATATGTTAAAAACAGGATGCATTTGTTATTCGGTGGTTTCAAACAATGAAATTGCATTGAACACCACTTGTTACAAATGGAAACAAATATTGAAAAACATTGGAATAATAAAGAGACAACACATTTTGAAACAATATGGTAAACAAAGTATAAGTGATTACGACTTGGCATTCATTGCAAAAGTGTACGCTTCAACAAATTTGCAGTTTATTGAATATTTGGATAATCACAATATTAAATACTATTAAATACTGACTGTAGTATTATGATAAACAAATAATATTGCAATACTGTAAACCACACCAATGTATATCAATACAGTCATTATGGTTTGGATGCAAGAAACGGAGTGCGAGCTGGAGGACTTATTGCGAGGAACAGTGTATTTGTGTGAATTGTCGCATCACTTGAATTTTAGACTTATTATTGATATGCAGTTACACCCCGTGTCAGACTTTTTGATATCAACTGAGCATGAATATTCGGAGTACGTGCGTAATAACAAGCATCGCGTTCTCAATTTTGTGAATGCCGATAAAAAAATCATTATTAAGTCAGTGATGGCCCAAACGGTTGACCCTATTTTATTGATTTCAAACATTGGAGATAATAATATGAACTTCAGCGAGTATGCTAAATCATTCATCCAAAAACTTCTGACTCCAACACACGAATTTAGAGTGCAGTTCAATACCTTTTGCACCAAATACGAAATTGCATCACCTTATTCCATCCTGTATTTTCGGTTGGGGGATTCCGAGTTAGTGGAACAATATGCAAATCATAAAACTAACGATCAGCTTCTGCTACTGGTTGACGCAACCGTTGTACATGATACCCGCATCATTTCGGATTCTCACGCATTCAATACGTATTTGAGCAAGGTTCGTCCGCACTTGGCGAATCGCATTCATTTATTGCATTCCACCAACAAGGACTGGTGGTGGATCTCCACCATTATAAAGGAGACACTGTTTGATTTCTTTTTTATTATGCATGCGCGCAGTGTAAAAACCTATTCAAATAATACATTGGTATGCACCTCAAACTGCCACTCGCCAACATGTAGATGGTGCTCAGCGTTACCTATTTTTTCTATTGAAAAAAATCATGTATCATCTCCTCCTCCTCCTCCTCCTCCTCCTTCAAGTAATGTTAGAAAGAAGTCCGTGCCCGTGCCAAATATCTCCGTGGTACTGAGACATGATCGGGGGATAAATTTATCATTCACAAAAAACTATTATTCGTTTCCAACGATAGAAAAGCGGAACCGTGTCGTTGTGCGAGGCATTCCATCATTGAACTCCGTCCCGAATAAAACATTACAATAAATTCGCATGCGTTAAAATGAAATATAAAAAAAGAAAAAATAATATCAAAACACATTCATGAATCTTGAACTGACAAAATTTGACATGCGTTCTATTAGTTTTAGACCGGATGAAAATAAGGGACCGGTGATTGTTTTAATTGGACGACGTGACACAGGAAAAAGTTTTTTGGTGCAGGATCTTATGTATCATCACCAAGATATTCCAATTGGGACGGTAATATCAGGAACAGAAGCTGGAAATGGTTTTTTTGCAGCCCATGTTCCAAAATTGTTTATTCATGATTCTTACAACACAGCAATTATTGAAAATATTCTCAAACGCCAAAAAACAGTTCTCAAGCAAATGAAAAAAGAGATTGAATCATACAAACGATCTACAATTGATCCTCGCACATTTGTTGTTCTTGACGACTGTTTGTACGATAACAAATGGACAAAGGATGTCATGATGAGATTACTTTTCATGAACGGGCGTCATTGGAAAATTATGTTAGTGATTACCATGCAATATCCATTAGGAATTCCACCAAATTTACGAACAAACATTGATTATGTTTTCATATTACGTGAACCATACATTGCAAATCGTAAAAGAATTTATGAAAATTATGCAGGAATGTTTCCCACCTTTGAGAGTTTTTGTCAAGTCATGGATCAATGCACTGAGAATTTTGAATGTTTGGTTATAAATAATAATGCAAAATCAAACAAGTTACAAGAACAAATTTTTTGGTACAAAGCACAGTCACATGGCCCATTCAAGTTGGGGTCAAAAGAATTTTGGGAAATTTCCAAAGACATGAATTCAGATGATGAAGAACAACCATCATATGATCCAAAAAATTCCGGAAAGAAAGGTCCAAAAATAAATGTGAAAAAAACCAAATGGTAAAATAGAGAGAAAATAATATTAAATGTTAAATGAATTAATATTAATTAAAGTTAATTTCAAGTTTGGGTGTAAACACACAAGGTACAGATGAATACTAATGAGCTAGAACAGTCAACAGTGAATGCGGAAATATGTAAAAAGTTAAAGTTTTTTATTGAAAATAAAAAGATTCCAAACATAATATTTCACGGAGTATCTGGATGTGGAAAAAGCACAATTGCATGGAATTTTGTAAAGGCGATATATAATAATGATAAAATAATGAAAGATTATGTAATGCATGTGAATTGTGCTCATGGAAAAGGAATACGGTTTGTACGCGAAGAATTAAAATTTTTTGCAAAAACGAATGTGGATTTGAAAGATGGTGATATTTTTAAAAGCATAATATTACTGAATGCTGATAAGTTGACAACAGATGCTCAATCAGCATTGAGACGGTGCATTGAATTATTCAGTCACACGACACGGTTTTTCATAGTTGTGGAAGACAAATGTAAACTATTGCGTCCAATTTTATCGCGTTTTTGTGAAATTCATGTAGAAGAACCTATTATAAATGGATCCCAAATCAATTTACATAAATATTTTATTGAAAAAACATTTTCCGGACCATCTTTGGAAAAGTTAACTAAACAACGCAATGATTGGTTAGAAAAAACACTCTTGTTGAAACAATCATACACGGTGGATGATATTATAAACTTGTCAAATAAATTGTATGAAAAGGCGTACAACAGTATGGATTTATTGAAATGGTTAGAACAAAGAACTGAATCTGAAATATCATCCGAACAAAAATATGAAAAATTAATTTCATTTGAAAAAATTAGGCATGAATTTAGGAATGAAAAATTAATAATGTTGTTTATGCTACATTTTATTTTACTTCGTTCCAATGATAATTTAGAAAATATTTCATTTATGTAAAAACCAATGGATGATTTCACTCTTGGAAATTTACAAGATTCACGCAATGAATGGTGTTGCAGATTAATCAACATTTTAGCCCCATTGATATTAGAAGGATTCATCTCTATTTTCACTGAAGCATTCAAATTATGTGAAGACAACCAGGAAGTCGGCAAGTATTTGATGACATTTCAAAACATGCTTTCTCGTGTTCCGAAATGGAACACCTCAATCATTGAAAAAGAAGTCAATAGAATCATTGAAAAGAGTGGTTGCGGGTATTTAGCAGATTTGGTGACATGTGTTCATATTATACAATTGAAAAGTTTAACTTGCATGCGGGTTGGAAGCAAACAAAAAAAAGTGGACATTGATGTCCCCTCATTGAATGACTTCATTCACAAAACCTACATTAACTGCGCCCGAAAACTGTATTCAAACGTGTATTTGTTTGAACGCGGAATACCTCCACTGTCTGTTCAAAAAAATAATAGAGAATTGGATTTGATAATAAAAGAGTGCATTCTAGATAGTATTCGTGATAGCATTCCGATTGATCAAATATTGAAAACTTACATGGATGAAACAATTGAAGATCACACCGAAATAAACTACAAAGAAGAAATTGTTTCTCAAGAACCAGTAAACATACCGGATGATTCTTCAATCAGTACTACCAATGTAACCCAACCCCCAATACAAGAACAACAAACACCCCCAACAACAAAAAAAACAAATGATGCATTTCCAAAGATTCAATTGGCCGAGTCAATGCCCCCTTCTCTCACTCAAACAACGAGCATTAAATTTGAAGATATGGATCATGCAATTGACAGCGATAACATTGAACACATCATTCATGCACCCAAAACAGACGAACGATTGGAACAAATTAGCAATGAGAGATATTTACAACGAAAAAAACAAGAAGAGAATGAAGAACTTGCAACTATACAAATTGGAGAAGAGGTTCAACTTGATGTGTTAGATGTACACTCACTTGATAATAACTCAATTAAAAATTTAAATAATGAACTACCTGATTTGGAAATAGAAGTTCTCTCTTGAATGTAGAAAGATATTTTCTAATAATTATGTATTATATTATGGTTTTTAATAATAAAAAAGTTATTAGTTATTCATTATGGGGAAATAATACAACTTATACTATTGGTGCAATTAAAAATGCAGAACAAGCTAAGAAAATTTATCCAGATTTTGAATGTTGGTTTTATATTCATTTAGAAACTGTGCCACAAAAAATTATTGATGAATTACAAAAATTTGATAATGTTAAAATTATTTTTAAAAATGGAGATTTAAATACTTGTAAACCAGCTATGTGGAGATTTGAAGCAATAGATGACCCAGAAGTTGAAATTATGATGTCAAGAGATACTGATACTCGTTTTTATTTACGTGAAAAATTAGCGGTTGAAGAATGGCTGCAATCTGGAAAATTATTTCATATAATGCGTGACCATCCTTGTCATAAATACAAGATTCTCGCTGGAATGTTTGGAACAAGAAAGATACCAGAAATAAAAAATTGGAAAACTTTAATAGATAATTATGATGAAAAAAAATCATATGGAGTTACACATAATAATCAAGTAAATTATGGAAATGACCAATTGTTTTTAGAAGAATTAATATACCCAAAAATAAAAGATAATTCAATAATACATGCTAGTTTTTTTAAATATGAGGAACATGCAAAAGATTTTCCAGTACCATTTAATCAAGAATATAATTTTGTTGGGGAATATGTATATGATGATGAATCAAAAAATAAAGATAATATTAATCAATTAATAAAGTCTCTTCGCCCCACTAATCCTCCAGGAGCTCTTGTCCCTGGTCAAAGACCAGATTTAGCTCTTAATAATGTTCAATTTGCTGCTGCCCGATCTGCAAGAGCAAATGGAATTGCACAAGGTATGACTGGTAAAGCTCTTGAAGTTTTTGTTGCTCAAGCAGCAATGAACGCTAAATAAAATATTCATTTAACCCCAAACAAAATGATATAATTTGTCAAATGCATGGAATTGTGAATTCGTATAAATATGAAATGTTTTCATTTTATGTTTATATATACTATTTAGAAATGAATAATATATATTTTATTAGTGGTGTTATTTCATTAATTTATTTCATCATTAAAGTTATTGAGTTGCGTTTCAACAATCCAAACACTGATGAATCAAAACCATTCAAACCAATTTTCAAAGAAACGGTGTTAGTATACACATCCTGTCTCGTTGGATTTTATCTTATTACTCAATTTGAAGAAAAAAATGAAAAATTGTTTTCAAAGGATGTTCCAGTTTTCACAAGCAATGCTGATTTTTAATATTACACCTATATATATACACTAACTTATATGGAAAGAATTAAATCTTTTTTTAGAAGCTTTACTAGTAGTAAGCAACCAGTCAAACAATCCAAGTTTTATACACGCAAAAACAGGGGAATCACAAAAAGCGTAAAATATCCTGTATATAATCCTTCTGTAGTAAAAAGTGGAACTGCTATTTCAAATTATGCGAAAGAGTACGAGAAGCATCCATACGGAATATGTAGCGTATGTTTTGAGAAGGGTATTACTGATAACACCCATAGCGCAGTTGATCATTCTGCACCCCTCCAGCGTGAAAGACGATATAAAAATAAACACCCTATCAGAATAAATACATATATATCACCGTTTGTTTGTTTGGATGACCACATGAAAACGAAGTATCAATATGATGAATCCTTATATGAAACGGTTTGGACTAATCTTTCTTATTGTATTAACCAAGTGCTAGTTCGTTTTCCAACCCTGTATAATGTTTATTCCAAATATCCAGACGCGATTCATGATAAAGAAGGGCCACGAATTTATCGTGATGATTGGAGAGAATTCAATCATCCGCAGCTAAAAAAAATTGCACAAAAATTAGCAATGGAATTACTGTCAAATGGTATAATATTGAGATCAGTTATTACTTATGGAATGCAACATTATGCTCAAACAATATGTTATACAATAATAAGAATTTACTTAGATTTAACTGAATGGCAAAATATTTATAAAAACTATGCATTTGATGAGATTTTGGAAGAAGAAGGCATATATAATTGTAAAGAAGCGGCTCAACATATTATAAATGCAATTATATGTGGAACAACAATATGTAAAACTGTACGTATTGATAAATATTTGAAAGATATATTGCAATTTGTTCGTACTCAAAAATAAACGTAGTAAATTCACAAATCAAAATATATTATCAAAGCAAATGAATATTTTTAGAAACAAATACTTGAGTCTGTTTGACAATGTTGAAGTTGAATCTGATTTTATTGGGAAAAATCAATCAAACAATGAAACCAAATTTTGTGTCATTGTTGATTCCCGTAATGATCCCATATTAATTCGTGTAATCAAAAACTTTTATTATATAATGAAAAAATACGGTTGGAAGTTTGTTGTGTGGCACGGATTAGAAAATGAAAACATGTTGAAAAGGGAATTGTCCAATTTTGACGTGCATTATATTTCTCTTATGTGTGACACCTTTACAATTCATGATTACAATAAACTGTTGTGTAGTGCATTCTTTTGGGAAAAATTGCAAATGTTAAATTGTGAATATGCACTCATATTCCAATCGGATGTCATTCTTTTGAAACCTATTGATGATGCTTTTTTTAAATATGACTATGTTGGTGCCCCATGGAAAGAACCTCTATGCATTACAATTAATAACAAATCAGTAATTATGTCAATTGGAAATGGGGGGTTATCTTTACGCCGAGTTTCCAAAATGTTGAATATTGTCAATACATATTCATGGAATGATTCAATGCCAGAAGATGTTTATTTTTCATATTGGTTAAGGTTAACAAATTCCATTATTCCAAGTAAAGATGAAGCTGAACAATTTTGCATGGAAAGTATTTTTAACCCGTGTGCTTGTGGAATTCATGGCAAGCTAGATTGGACAACTGACGAATTCAATAAAATGATGGAAAAATATTGTAAATAAATAATAATATTAATCTAGGCTTTAATTGAAACGATAGAAAATTCAAAAAAAATAATATGCATCAAACATTCTTATGAATTGTGTATACTTAAATTTATTTAAATTGTAATGTTTTTATCTATAATTATCAAATGCTTCATGTGAATTAAAAAAAACCGAAAAGTAAAAATAAAAAATACTTACCTTTACCACATTTATACCTGAGTTGGCTCAAAAGTTGACGTATCGCCGATATATGGTTATGAAGATACTCTTCTCGACGTAGAGGTAAGTTTCTCCGGTCGCGGTGTTCTCAGCAACATCCACCTGAGACGCCATTGTCGACGTCCCCTTGCATTCAATAACAAATTCCCTCTCCTCATCCAGTTGCTCTTTGTATTTTTCCAAAGCTGCGTCGCGTGCAGCTTCGTACGAAGCGTACAGCTCCTGGTACACTTCTTGATTTTCAATAACGATGTAAACGGTCTTTGACATGCTTGACGACATGGTTTGATATGATATGAACACTAATCATTGTAGACAAATAAAAATTCAAATCAATTTTTTTTTCAATAACTTTTAACAGTAAGTGCGTCGGGTACTACCGGTGCATCAAATATTTTTTCTCTAAATCCAACATCATTTTTTTGTAATTAGTGTAACGGTTTTCAATATCACTATAGTCATCCCGTTGAACCACACTCAACGGAATAATTAAAAACCACAAATGTTGGCGCTGTAAATGAAACCAATAACGATCAATTGCATAACTATTTTTTTTGGTTGGTTCCCTCATTAAATTTTTTATGCCCTCCCGATAATTGTTAATAAGAGTGTCATAGTAATGGGATTTCACAATATATGCAGTTGTAGTTTGACAGTTAAAAACTCTTACACATGACGTATTCACATTTTGAAATGGCATCATATTGTTTCCTGCCAGAAGAACAACATCCCATACAGAAACGGTATTCAAAAAATGATTCAACTGATTTAAAAATAATTCAATATTTGTAAATTCAGCATCATCTTCACAAATCAACACATGATCCCATCCGCAATTTTGTGCATGTTTAACACAAGCCATATGACTCATACTACACCCAATTGCTGGATACTTATTTTTTAATGCGCTGAATCTCTCAATTGTCAAATTGATCAATCCATTTGGACTGGATTTAAGTACATTCAGCTGAGATTCAATATGAATACGTCTGTCATTCCGTGAATCTAAATTAATGTATATCGCATTTGTTATATTTTCATTACTTTTCATTTTTTGTTTTATTATTTTAAACAATTTTTGAATGTTTTTTTGATTAAATAATATAAAATGAGAACCAAATGCAGAAACAAAAAAAACAACAAAATAAAAAGAAGAAGTCTGAAAAGACGTTCAAAAAAAGGAGGTACAAATATATACAATTTGAATTTGGAATGGCATGAAGATGCAGTTGATGGAAGAATATATGACATTTTGGAAACGGATTCTGTTCCATATCCATATGAGTTTCGCGGGAAGGCAGTTGCGGTTGTGTTTCAACCCCGGTGTGGTTCTAAACCGGTGGTTTCATACCGAGTTATTGATGGTCCTGTTATTTTGAAAACGCACAATGGAGTATATGAAGGTAACTTTTTGGATGGAAAAAAAAATGGTTACGGAACATACAAATTTTTGGATGGAAGTGTTTATGAAGGAAACTGGGTTGACAATGTGATGAGCGGAGAAGGAACTATGACTTATCCAGACGGAACTGTTTATGAAGGAAACTGGGAGGATAATGTGTCGCATGGTAAAGGAAAACTGACTCAACCATCACAGGGGAATGAATATACTCTCTCATATAATGGAGACTTTGTTAAAAACAAAAAATCGGGGTACGGCGGAATGGTATATTCCGATGGTGGTGTTTATAATGGTGAATGGGATAATGATCAAATGCATGGCACAGGAACTTTCCGTTATAAGAATGGTGACATTTATGAGGGTGATTGGGATATGGGGTTCAAACATGGAATGGGAAATTTCAAATACAACAGTGGTGAATTAAAGGAATACACGGGTTCATTTGTTGATGGAACCATGGAAGGAAAAGGAATCATGAAATTTCGCAATAAAACTCAATATAACGGAAATTGGAAAGATGGCAAAATGACTGGTCATGGAAAATTATATGATGAAAGTGGATCCCTGATTTATGAAGGGGAATTTAATGATGGAGTTCCAGTTCCTCACAAAAAAAGAAGGTTGTTGTTTGAATAATTCAATTTATATGGTTCTACCTGTAAATATTATTTAATTAAATTTAAAAATTGATTTAAGTGTATAAAATGTAATGATACATATGAGGGGTTGATGCGTTGAATGTTATCAAACACAAAGTTATCAAACTATTTGAACAAAAAATTTTCACTACGGTCCTTGTCAGACCAGGAATTTGAAAAAATTTTGCCAGAGTTGGCAAGCGAGTTGGAATTGCATGGGATAATAAACACTGTTTACACTAACGAACAAATAAAGAAGGACTGGGAACTGCTATTGAAAAAAGACGTAACATTTTCTCCATTAACTAGTTCTGCAACTGAAATAGCAGGTATGAAAGTAATGCGGAAGCACATGTCGCATTTCCACAATGTTTGTAATTACAAAGGAACTTCTGTTGCATCACTTTGGACAAAAATACATTTGGAAAAGGCGCTGCGGTTCAATCGTGCACAACATTCAACACCTTATATGTCCGAAATAATTCGGTCTATTTCATTTACAAATGGTTTAGGAAAAGTAACCATGTATCGTCCATGCATGGCAAAAAAAATAGTGACATTTTTGGCAACACAACTGAAATCAAAAAATGTGCGGGTTTTGGATGTTTGTGCTGGTTGGGGTGGCCGAATGATTGGTGCCAAAAGTGTGGGAAATGACATTACGGTGCATTACACAGGAATTGAACCTTGTGAAAAAACATATCATTCATTGTGTGCCATTCGCAATGAGCTCTCTCTCACTAATGTAACATTAATTCAGGGTCAAGCGGAGACTGTTCTTCAAACGCTGGTTGATCAATACGACATTGCTTTGACAAGTCCGCCGTATTATAATTTAGAAATATACTCAAATGAGTCAACACAAAGTGTTGGCACGGGAATGTCTTATGAAAAGTGGTTGGAGGCGTTTTTAAAACCGGTGATTCAACAAATCATAAAAACTGGTGTGAAATACAGTTGTTGGAGTGTTAAAAACTTCAAAAGCGACAAAAAGTACAACTTATTTGATGACGTTGTCAACATACATGATAATCAGGGTTGGACGCTTTTGGAGGATTCTATTTTTAGAATGATGAATAGCAAACGTCCAGGATTCAAAAGCGCATCTGAAACGAAAAAGACAGAAGAGTGCACTTATGTATTTGTTCCAAAGTAAAAATGATTAAAATATGTATTGAATATAAAATAAATAATTAATTAATTGAAAATGAAATCAGGTTCATTTACTGATTCGCAAATTAAAAAAAAAATGGTAAAGTTTGGATTGGTTTCAAATGAATCAGATGTAAACATTTCAGAAATAATGGAAGAATACGGAATAATATTTTTGCCGAACTTTGAAATATCCAAAATAAATTCAAACACCAATTTATTTTTTGATGATTCTTTGAATCATATTTTAGATGTGCAACATCGCGCGCGTGAAATCAATTTGAATATAAAATCCATTTTTTGTTATCCAAATAAAATGAATGAGCTTTACATTGATGACATAAAGAAAGAATATTATGACGACGATGAATACATTTTTCAAAAAACCCAAGATGTTTTATTTGATGAAGAGTTCAAAAGTTTTTTACAAAATGATTCTTTACAAAAGGTTGGATCAGGTCTGAATACAACTGTAATGAATGAAATTATTGAAAATGAAAAAAAGTTTTCAATAAAACGCCAATATTTTTTTGATTTTGACATGTTATTGAATCAGTTCGGTGGACTAAATTTTGGATTTATCAAAGAAGACGAAGAATTGAAACCTCAGCTGGAATTATACGCTAAATACTTATTCTCCAATCATGTTTCAATTAAGGGTGGATTTGAACCAATCAATGGAAGATTCAGAACTATGCAAAAAATGTTCAAGCAAATCGGTGCTAAAAGAATATATGTTGTTACATCAAACAGCTTTGCAAATGCATCTAGTAATTATTATCAACACTTTATTATTTTATTGAGAGAAATATTACCAAGTTTCATGGTTTCTCATTTGATATGTGCAAATGATTATTTTGAAAAAAAAAAATCATCAGCAATTGAAAGTATCATTCTGCAGCAACCTTCTTCCTTGCGGTCACGGTTTACTAATCGCACTGCGGTTTCAACCCGCCGCAATGCTATTTCAACCCGTCCAACATCTGTTTCAACCCGCCGCAATGCTGTTTCAACCCGTCCAACCTCTGTTTCAACCCGTCCAACCTCTGTTTCAACCCGTCCAACATCTGTTTCAACCCGCCCCATATCAGTATCTCAACCCTTTTTATTTAAATCTAAAATTGCATCAAAACCAAGTTCAAAGGACTCTCGTGTAACAAAAAAACGTGGTGGAAATTCAAAAAAAAATGAAAAAATTTAAATGATGATGTAATCTTTCAAATAACCATCATTTTTCAATACATCAATGTAGCAAAACAGCTGTTTGCGACGCAATACTGTTTCAGTGTTGATTGGGTTTGTTTCAAATAAGATAATATCTTGTACTATATCTGATTTTTTGGTTTTGGATTTGATGCCGTAGTATCCAATAATATGCTTCAATTGTTTTATGGTATAGTTTGATTCATAATCATACATCATTGCTGACACCATATCATTTGAGCATTCAATAAATTCAAGGTCTAATGCAGTATTCATTTCATCATTTAATGATTCAATCATACTGTCATAACTGGATGCAGAAGAAGTCAATAGCGGCGTGGAGTCTTCTACAATGTATAATTCACATGGTGTTGTCGTCATTTGGTACACACATAAAGACAAATGATGACTTGTTTTTATGTTATGTTTTTCTTTGAACTTTATTTATTAATTTCATCCAACATGTCCATGTGTTTGAAAATGGTTTTGTTGGTGATACTTGGATATTTTACATTTTTTGGTTTCAATTTGCTGATAAACTCAATTTCCAACAATATGCTGTTCCATTCATCACTTTGATTCAATTCTGAATGCGCATCTTTAATGATAATGAACAAATTTTCAGTCAACTCTTCAACTTCATTTGAATAATCTACTTTGCGTAAATGTTCATTGATCATTGTTTGCAATTTTTGAACAATATCAATTATTTTGAAAGGTTCAACGATGCCTTCTTTCATCAAGTTTGTCAAAAACATACTCATTGCACGACGTTTATCATTGTTTTTATTTATTTCACAAAACTTGGTGTATTCTTTTTTTGGGTCCCCACGTTCTATCTTGTCAAACAATAAAATATACTGATTGAAGCTTGTTTGAAATATGGTGTCAAATACGGTATTGTATCTTTTAAACAAATGGTTGAATAATTTGGCATAAAGGCTTGAAAAGAAATGGTTTGAACTTGCAGTGTTGAATATGTATTCTCCAACCACTGACAAATGGCACGCTTCCAATTTATCAATTCTAGCACACAATGAAGTTAATACATCATTGAACGTTTTTTCTGATATTTTGTTCAAATCTGAACGTATTTGGTCAAGTTCAGCATCAATTCCGTTGCGAATTTGAAGCTCAGTTGCTTGAAATGAACGGATTAGTTCCCAATCGGTGTTTGTAATTTCGGTTGAGTTATTTTTTTTTCGTTGGATTGGCACTGTGTTAGATTCTTTTTCTCTTTTTGGAAAAATGGGGGTTTTTACATAAGAAGGAGCTCCCACCTGATCAGCAATTTGTGAAACTAAATCAACCACTTCATCAGGCAAGGTGCAATCAAAACCATTCCATGTCAAATTTTTAATGTACTGGATAGGGTAAACGGGCGTGGTTGCAACATTCATTTTGGTGGTGCTATATCTTTAACATTGCATTTATTTATATTCATTCATTTATTTATATTATTTCTGACATATACATCAAGGCTAATTTAAATTATAGACGTAAAAATGTCTAATATAAAATTATTATATATATGGATTATAATTAATTTATAAAACTGCTTAAATGCAGCTCTTCAAAATAAAATAGCAAATCCAAACGAAAAAATGACGACAATTGCATCTGGTGACGTTCCAGAATTTTCAAAGTGGGAAGATGTTCCAGAGTTGGACCCCGATTTATTGAGAGGAATATATGGATACGGGTTTGAAGATCCCAGTCCCATTCAACAAAAATCAATTTTATCTATTATACAGGAAAGGGATGTAATTGCGCAAGCACAATCCGGTAGTGGAAAAACAGGCGCATTCACAATTGGAGCACTGAATCGCATTGATACTGCGTTGAAAAAACCTCAAGTAATTATTATGGCTCCAACAAGAGAGCTTGCAAAACAAATATGTAGTGTAACAGGAGAACTGAGTATTCAAATGAAATTGAATATTCAATTGTTGATTGGTGGAACATCAACTGATGATGACATTATGGAATTCAAAGCAAAACAACCACAAATATTGATAGGATGCCCAGGACGAGTACATGATATTTTGAGACGTATACCAACTATTGGACCCGGAATTCAAATGTTGATTTTGGATGAAGCAGATGAAATGCTATCGGCTGGATTTAACGAGCAAATATACAACATTTTTCAACAATTGAATTCAAACGTGCAAGTTTGTTTGTTCAGCGCAACAATGTCAGATGAATTACATGTTCTCTCAGAAAAATTTATGCGTAACCCAGTTAAAATACTTGTAAAAAATGAATTATTGACTCTAAAAGGTATTCGTCAATACCATATTGCTCTTGATACAGATCAGCATAAATATTTGACATTGAAAGATTTATTTGCAAGAATTTCTCTCTCTCAGTGCATTATATATTGCAACAGCATTCGCAGAGTAAGTGACTTGGCCGAAGCAATGTTAAATGATGGGTTCCCTGTTTGCAGCATTCACAGCGGAATGGATAAACTTGCTAGAGACAAAGTCTATCAAGATTTTCGCCGTGGTATGCATCGGGTTCTTATTTCGTCCAATTTGACTGCACGTGGAATTGACATTCAACAAGTTGCAACTGTAATCAATTTTGATTTACCCAAGTGTGTTCATGTTTACTTGCACAGAATTGGTCGGTCTGGTCGTTGGGGAAGAAAAGGAACTGGTTTGAATTTTGTTACAAGACGCGATTATCGCAAAATGAAAGAAATTGAAACGTATTATGAAACAAACATTCCGGAATTACCAGCAGATTTTGAATTGTAAATTTAAAATTTATTCAATTTAAATAATCATGAAACAATTTATCAACGTATATTGTTGACAGTTGTGGATTGTGCAAATAACAGTTGCAGTTGCCATTAACCCGGTAACCGCTGTACCGATTCCCTCCGCAGTTACAATATCCAGGAGAAGGATTCAGTGGATCAGGAGTAAACAAACACCAGTCTTTCGGATACCCTTGATTCACGCAGTCCGTCCAATTTTCATAGTTTTCCAAATTCAGTTGTTTGTAGTTGGATTTTACTATAATGTAAAAAATTATAAGAACAATTGTCCAATTTATCCAGTTTTTCATTAGGTTACATGTAATCAGTCAATATTTTATTTTCATTATGGTATTTCTTAAACCGGACATAGTCGTATTGATACGATGGAATGCTATTTGCAATATTTGAGTTGTATTTGGTTATTACATCATACACAACATCATATAAAATAGGTTGACCTCCTCCGCAATTCAATCCGGGGATATGTATGAAATAAGAAGAATGCCCGAATAATTCACCAATTGATGGACTGTCTAATCGTTGTGCATCTGTATGTAAACCAAAGTTAACACTAGAGGTGCATGTGTGCAATAACTTTGAATTAAAATCCAATAACACAGTATCCGGATAGGTGTTTGCATATGCCCCGATTGCTTTTTGATCATCGGTGTATCCGTGTTCAAGCATCCATTCATTCAAATGAATCAAGTCTTTTGCGTATCCACAAATTAATCCTCCATTTATGAATTTTTTTGAAATGGTATTCGCTGCAATTTTTATACCATGATGTTCAAAATACGGACCCAACCATTCTACTTGCTGATACGTTTCATTAGAGTTATATTCTAGTTTTCCTTCTGCAAACAACTCCATGCTTGTAACAATTGATGCATTTAATGTTTTGAACTCATTCATAAAATAATACACATTTCTTAAACAATACACATCATGAGCATCCGTTATTACCACAACCTTATTTGGATTGAGTGTTTTTAAATATTTATGACAAGCCTTGATTTTTGTCATGAAGTTTACCCATTTTTCTCCTTTACCGAGAATTACATAGTTCCATTCATTTCGTTTCAATGTTTCCACAAGTCTGCGTGTATTTTCATAATTCATTTCTTCAAATTTGTTGCAGTACGAAACAACTATTGGAACTTCAACATCGTCTATGTGATTTTGCATATTTACATCTTTATAATTTTATCATTTTAAATGGATTGAAAAAGTAATTATTTTTTTTTTTTGAAACTGATTTTTTTACCGAACTTTTTGACAAACTTTTTACCGAGCTTTTTACCGAACTTTTTGACAAACTTTTTGCCGAACTTTTTGATATTGTTGCATTTGGAGAGCGTTTTATTGTCATCATGTGTTTTTTTTTTTTATTGTACTTTTTTTCAAAGTGTTCCATCGGAGAATACTTCAAAAACCATTTTTCATATTCAGAATCACTTTTTTTAAGTTGACGAAATTTTTCAGATTTTAATGCTTTGATGTCTTGCAATGTTTCTTGTTTACCATAACATAATGCACCAAACCGTCTCAATAGTCCACGCTGGTTCAAACGATTATGCAATTGAATTTTCAATAAATAATCACACATACATAATATTCGTTTTACATCATAGTATGGTTTATTTGTGTAAATCATTGCCAAATAAAAACTCAACATTGTGTCAATGCTTGCAATCTTTATTTTTTTTGTTTTTACTGTAATTACATTGTAACTATGACAAGCAGATGGCTTGTATAAAAAAGCAACTGAAATTCCGTCAACTGTAATCTCATAATGTTCTGGAACAATTTCTCCACTACCTGAATGCTTTGTTATTTCAATGTTTTCAAAATTGTTGTCCATCAACCGTTGTTTCAATTTACTTGAAACTGATTCTGGATCTAGGGATAACACATCAAAATGCGGAATCTGTGAAAAAATATCTCTATCCGAATACGGCAAATGTCGTGAATAATGTGAAATAGCGTATCCTCCAAAGAAAACTAGATTTGCTTCTATGAACGTATTCCGAATAATTCTAAAAAGTTGAACATCTTTTGTTTCAACATCATTTTTGGAGCCATCTAATTGGTCTCGTGTTGGAGATTTTTTATTATTTGGTGTTTGAAATGGCATCATTTTGGTATCATTTGAAAAGCACTTATCAGATTTCAATGGATAATGTTTATTTAAAAGAATGAGACGTTTACTCACTTTTTCCCACCGAGAAACATCTCCCGCAGGACGTGATAATTCCAAATACATTGCCATTCGTAACAAATTGGGAGGAGCATACAACATCCCATCTATTTTTATAGTGTTGCTCTTTATGTTTTGAAACAGGTTAACCTCCATCTGTGTAACATCTGCAACTGCAACAAAATTTACAAACACTTTATAAGTTCCATAATGCGTTCCTGATTTGGCTTCCACATCGGAATATCCCTCTTCATATAATTCATCCGAAAGTTCTTTAGCATCATCTAATGCATTGGGAGAATAAAAATCATAATCTGGAATTTCTTTTTTCTTATCATAAAACTGTGCTTCTTCTGGTAAAATATTGTTGATGGCGGTTCCCCCATAACAAATCAATTCTTTTTTTTTGATAAACTGTTCAACAATTGATAATATATTTTTTATATTGGGGTCATTTGTTTTTTTGGCACCATTTATAGCATCAATTTTTTCAACCGCTTCTTTTACAAGCGCTTCTTCTAATTCATCTAATGTTTTCATATAATCTTGTTAATTTATATTATATATACTCCACATTTTATTGATTGTAAAAAATAAATTAAAACTATTTTTTAATTATTCAAAAAGGTATGCTTGCTCGTCTTCGGTTTCTCTCACCAGCCAACCCAATCCTTCATTCCGTAACTAACAAAATGCATCAAAATGTCCAAACTAATTGTTCCATTTTGAACGAAATTGATACGGGGGGGTCAAATGTTCTTGCAGAAATATTCATAAATGAATGTGCTTCAACGATCTCTATCCTAAATCAAGTAAGAATCGTTTCTTCTTTATATGTTAACTATTCATTTGATTCAAAAAATATAGAAACCATTTTACCAGATGAAATGACAACTGAACAACGACACTCTTATCAAATATTGCTGGCAACAAACAAACTCAATCAAGAAATTGAAGCATTATTGGAACCAATAAACATAACTCAAACGGATGTTTCAAACCTTGAATTTATACTTGTTGAACAATTTTTTAAAAAAAATAATCCACATGACTCGTTTGATCAGTTACATCACATTACAAAACACGCATGGAGTATTGTCAATATGTTGGCATTTTCCAATTTGTTTCGTTTCTCAAATCCAATTTATCTCTCAATTCCAACTCCAGACGATTCTATATTCATTCCTCATGGTCCATAACTCCCTTCTCTCCCACATTTGAGAGAAAATCGGCCCGTTTGTTTTTTTCTCGGTAAACATGCACAAATTCAATTTTAGAAAAATTTAAAGTCAATTTAGTTGCACAACTGTGTAATGGTACAAGATTCGGAGAAGAAACTTTGTATTTTCCTTCCATTTGTCGTATGACAAGAAGACTGTCTCCACAAACACGAAGCTCAGATATACCTTTTTTAAAGGCGGTGTTCAAACCCAAAATGAGACCGGTGTATTCAGCTTCATTGTTAGTTGTATTGTATCCAGCAAACACTGATTCTGAATATATTTCAACATTTTGGTCATCGTATATCACTGCACCGGCACCTGCCCGTCCCGGATTTCCTTTGCTACAACCATCAAAATATAATGTGTGCATTGTTGCGTGGTCAATAATAAATGAGATATGTGAACATTTTCAATTTTTTTTATTTAATTTATTCAAGAATATTTAATTTTGCGGTTGTTCTGGATTATAAAACAAATCATTGAACATTTTTTTGTATTTGGATTGCAATTCAAGATTGGTTGGAAGAAAACGCTGCACCCGTTCACGGTTGATACGTAAATATTCAATCGCATCTTCATCGTGTTTCATAATAATTTGCAATAGAGTTTGAGCCCCTTGTTCCAATTGGTACCCTTCATAATAATAGCCAAGATCTGAACACAAATGAGCATTATGCAAAAATGGGTATCCAAGCCATGCCATTTCTAAATAAATGTAGTTTAGAGGATTTCCCCATTGATGAAAAATAGCAATTTCAGCATGAATTTTCATAAATTCAATTGTAATGAACCGTTTTTCAAAAAATAATCGTTTATCCATGAATATATCAGTATATCTCACTGTATTTTCTATTTTTTTTGAATTAAGGGTATCTCCAATTTTATCTCGGAACGTATTGGTGATATAAATCCGATCAATCAAAGTAGGACACAACTGGTAGGCACGTTCTCCTATGACAAAAGATGGAAGAAACCATTTCATTATACTGATGTTTGGATCAAATATTGCTATTTTTTTTGCCTTTGTCCTTGTTTTTTTTACATAAAGATAATCATCCAAAGTTGCACCATTTTTTTCAGCAATTGTTTGAATGCCTCTTGGCGACCATATAAACGGAGCTTCAATCACTTTTGCACACCGGGACATCGTTTTTTTGTAACAGTGGTTCAAATCCATCATTTGTGGTATAAGCCAGATCTCATCAAATAATGATTGGCGCACATTAGTTTTATCTTGTTCATATGATCCTGATTCTCCGTGATTATAAATGATTGCTTCTGAATTTATTAAATATTCGTTTCCACATACATATGACACCAATTTGACCCCCAATGTGCGCAGCTGTTGAAGTGCAATGTGAGAAACTTGAACTCCAAACGTAACAACTGCATTGAATTCAATTTCATAAAATTGAGAAAAACTCACCACGTTTTCATAATCAGATGAATTCCATCCATCCGGCGTTTTTTTCTTTAGTTTCATATAATCTGAATTGGTAACAATCAAATAAGGCACGTATCCTATTCTTTTCAAAACTTCGTAAAAATACAACGTATTCTGATGTATTCCATTGTTGAACATATGGGAAGGAACTGCCGCCGTTATTCCAATTTTTATTTGAGAGACGTCATTTGTTTGAACGTGTCGCATTTCTTTTGGTTTTGATTTTTGCACAATTTTATCAACAAAATAATGATAGAACAACGGCACAATGGTTCCCCCCTCAGTTTGATTTTTATCAAATATAACAGCATTGGATTCATTTGACAATATTGTTTCATTCAAAAGAATGACTGATGAAGAACATTCCTCACAACATGTATGCATAAATGTTAAAGTTTTTATGACCGACGCATCAAACGTTTTGTTATTTTTTTTACAACACTCTTTGAATTCAGAAACATAACCACGTATGTAGTTGATCACCTTTTTTAAAACAGGGTGATTGGGGGTACATATCATAATTCCGTTGAAAATAATTGGACTCAAACATGATTTTACCGTTATAAGACAATCGCTTGAATCTTTCAATGAAGCAGCATTGACAATTTTTTCAATTATTTCAGACAACTGGATGGTTTCACTCATAACCAACCCGTGATCCATATAAACTCCTCCATTTTTATAAAGAAAATAATATGCAAATATTTCATGCACATTAAGCAAGTCTTTCATTTTAATCGTTCCATTCACTAGTTCTTCTGAGTTGTCTTCATGCATTTTGCATATTTCTTCACACAACCATTTACAATCATCATCAGTCTCTTTTTGAATTATTTCTAAAAAATATGAAATAATTTCTTCATAGCTGTAGTGTTTATAAGTGAACTCATTAGAATGATCTTTTATGTAACATTTGACATGTTCCGGTATGCCATATTCATTAGATTGAATTATTAATTGGGGAAACATTTTTTTAAAGACTGTTTATTTTTTTAAATTAATATTCGGGATAATTAAATGCAAGATTGATTTATGACAAAAAGTCTTTTTTCAAGAAATGTACTATTTGGAAATGTTTCTATGTTTTCATCATCACAAAGTGGATTAGTAAAATTAGCTAGTAGCGATCCTTTCTTTGAATTGAATGACTACATGACCAAATTAGATTTGGGTGATTTGCAATATTTGATAGACAACTTTTCAATTGAAACATTTAAAACTTTGGCAGTGAAATTAAGCGCATTGAAAACAAACTCACAGCCAGTGTACATTCGGTTATTGAATTATTTGAACTCGTGTTTAACAACATTGTTGGTGATTGAAGTAAATGTCGGCAAAGAAATGGTTATTTTGAAAAATGAAATTACAAAATTAAAAAATGAAAACTCAATACTGTATAATGTTGAGTTGTTAACACAATATTTACAAACACTTACAAAGAAAACATATAACATTTTTGGTGAACAAAAATCTACCCTTACTAAACCTAAACTACGACCAGAATATGCTCTTTACGTTGAACGATATGGCTTTCCAAATAATGGTGCATTCAATTCTGAATTTATGGCCGAAATTTTAAAAGAATTAAATCTTGCATAAGTTTTTCATGTTTATATTTTTTGTAAACATGTAATAAATAAACACATTCCACATGTCATATGATTTTGATATCAATAATTACACCATTGATGAAATGTATAATCTGCTGAAATTGAACACAAATTGCACATTAGATGAATTGCATAAACAAGCAAATAAAATGCAATACGAATTAAGTGAAAACAAAGACGCGGTAGTGTTTATTGACAATTGCAAACGTCAATTAGAAATTTTAATACGTGAAAAGACACAACCGTATAATGATGAAATTTCAAAAGACAACTTGAATTATAACCCAAATGACGACAATTCAAACCCAAAAAACACAATTTTTTCAACTTATTCAAGTACCCCATTGAATTATAATGAATTAAAAAGAGATTCAATGTTTCATGATGAAAGTTCATATATAAAACGAAACCTTCCAACAGTTGTCAACACCCATTCTCATAAATTACCAACTGGAGTAATAAATCCAATTGAACGACGTACAATAAAAAGACTTCTATCAATGGACACATTGTTTCGGACAAACTATAAAACAACCATGTCAACAAATGCATCATGGAAATTACCATATCCAGTAGAAAATGTAGTTTCAATGAAAATATCATCACTTCAAATTCCAAACATGTGGTTTGCCTTTTCTGGAAAAAAAAAAAACAACTATTTCACTGTAATGATGACTGGGTTAAATTTTCCTCCATATTCTGAACATGAAGTATACACTAATAAAATTGAGATTCCAGATGGGAACTATTTGACTGATGAATTTATGGAAATGATGAATAATTTGTTAAAAAACACTGAAAATGGCATGGAATTTTTTTTGATTTCCATTAGTTCACACACTAGCAAAACAACCATTCATGTAAATCAATCATTCATTACACCTCAGAATAGTCCAAATTTTGAATATGTTATCATGTTTGATGATCCAAATAACTATTCTAAACACATCTCGAACAGCTGTATTTACACAGATTGTGATATTGAAAAAATTAAAGAACAGTATGACAAAGAATACTATGAGGCGAATATTAAGACTATCAGTCAAACTGCTGGATGGATGATGGGGTTTAAAGAAATTGTTTACAAAAGATCATGGAATAACACCAAAATAAATATGATTGGTCAAACTCCAATTTTAAAAATGTATGCTGTTTTGGAAAGTGAAAGTTCATTCGGAAGTTCAATTTTGAATTGCATTTATATCGCAGTAGAGGATTACAACAAAAATTTTATAACAAACAGCATTATAGCTCAAACTGGTGATTCATATTTGGGACTTAACATTTTAGGAAGGATAACGGTCAGCAGCGGACAGTTAACCATTATCAATGACAATTCTAGTGACATGATATTCAAGATGAGAGAATATATGGGACCGGTCAGTTTGGACAAATTGAACATAAAAGTTTTAGACAAATATGGTACCATAATTGATTTGAATGGTAATGATTATAGTATTGCATTAGAATTAGAATGTCTTTATAATTAATCATGAATTATTTTTACACATTTTTATATACCTTAATGATATAATCAAGATATATATATTATGTCAATATCTGACACTGATTTTGTATATGAAGTTGTATCAACAAATAATCGCACATTGAAGATTATTGGTATTAATCCAAATAAATACAATTCATCTAATTTGAACTGGGGAACATTTCCAATTATTTCATCTAGCTACACCGGATCATCTCAAGCGCATAATGGCTATGGATTCACCCAAAATGCATTTACCATAACCGAAATTGCAAACAACGCATTCAATGGACTCACACAATTCTTAGAAGGTCCATTAACATTGCCGTCTTCAATTGAACGAATCGGAGAGAATGCATTCAAAAATGTAAAAATAAGTGGGGTTTTAACAATTCCTGCTAGTGTTATTCATATTGGTAATAACTGTTTTTCAAATACCCTCATTGACGAACTACTAGTTGAGAATGAAACCGTCTCCGATATACTGTCAAGTTTGGTTGATGCAGTTACCGTGACAAACAAAGAAACCAACGAAAGAATTTCAAGCGACTCAACTTTGAATAACATAAAAGTGCCAATTTTGAATCCAACCTTTACCGGAACAACCACCATGACAAATGCAGCCGTCACAAGTGCCAATATAAACCGTGCAACCGTTCTTGGAACCGCAACTGTGAATGAAACCAGGGTGAATACAATGACCATTGATCATATTGAAGACAACATATCCGAAACATTGAAAAATAACCGGTTTACAATCGTTTCAAACACGGGAAATCTTTTGTTGAATGAAAACATTGAAATCATTCTTTCAAACAACATTTATAAAACGGGGGAGTCCCTTGCTTCCGAAATTCTCTCAAAATTAGGTCAAACAAATGTCAAATGGTCCAACGGATCCATTATTTATTGGTCAGTCACATTCATTGCATCATCTAAAAAACTTCAAATAGGATATAATAGCACGGTTCCAGTTCCCATATTGAACATAAATCCAAACCCAACCCTCTATATCAAAACCATATACACCATTAGTGGAAATTTGTATGACAGTTCAAAAATTTGGGGAACAACACAAGAAACCATAAATTCTGTTGTTACAGCTGGTGCATTTGGAATAACTTACGCAAACCGTACGGGATCATTACTTCCACTGGTTGTTGACCTGAACTTTCCACTACTCAAAGTAAACAATTTGGCAACTATTGTTGGAAATACAACTGTTAACAATGATTGGTCGTTTCTAAACCAAAAACCAAAATACAATAATAACACCTTGGCAACTGAATCATTCACAACGTCATTGATCAACACACTTGAAAGTAGCAAATTAATATCAACTGCGTCCACGTTGTCAACCATAACAAGTGTATTTAAACAAAACCCAGATTTTGAAGTAACCACATCAAACAGCCAATCTACCACATTGCAATCAATAACAAGCACCATTGTTGATCGTGCAAGTGCAGTGGCATCTGTTTCTTCATTTATTCAAAATGAAGTTGGAACCCTCAACTCAAGAAAAGAAGGAATGCAATCGTTAATATCACAAGCAACTTCTTTACGAAAAATCAATATTGAATCTGCTTCCACCATATTGCAATCTATGGTTTCAAACATAAATTCCAACCAGTTAATCTTAAACAATCAGTTGTCATCTAACATTTCTCACCGCATTTCACAAAACAATTCTTTATCATTAGAAACGTCAACTGCAAATTCGTTAGGGCAAGCATCAAATGTTTTATTATCAAGCACTTTAAGCGCGATAACTCAGACGCGTTCATCAAACATTTCAAGAGAAACATCCACATTGGTTGGCGACGTGTCACGGTTGAAGTCACTGCATTCAAATCAATCACTTGCATTGCAAAATGAAATATCAACTAATCAATCGGTTACAAGTGATATCGTTTCGGTCGTTGAATCAACAACTAATTACATCAACACCACTACAACATCAATGAGCAATGTTTTTTCTCAACAAGTATCCAATCGCTTATCCACCATTTCATTTTTATCCAATTCTGTTGATAATCAAATATCAAATGCACAATCAATAAGCACTCAAATTCTGCCAATGGTTTCAGGAAGTACCACACCTAACACACTAACTAACAGTGTTTTTAATTTATTAACGATAAATGTAAATGATACTCTTACTTTTGTAAAAACTAGCGGAACTGCAGAATTTTCAACAGGGCAATTCATAACAATAGCATATTCATCAACTGATTACATAAAAGGACAGGTTACTCAGGTAAATGGGTCCAATATTACATTTGTTGTATTGAAAAAACAAACTTCTGCAAACGAAACCACGCTATACAGCACATCTGGACCACACGGGGTTTCTACTCAAAATTCTACTGGTACAATTACTCTTGATTTATCAAGTCCCACCTTCACTGCATTGAACAACTATGTGATAAGTTCAATGACTGCAACTGTGTTTTCATCTACACACAATGGCACATATCGGGTGAGGTTGTTAAATAACTCAAATGAAAATATTGCAACTTCTCTATACGATGAACCGTTTAATTCTACGCAGACGTCATTAACTCATGTATTTAATACGGCATTCATCTTGAAAAACACCACAAATATGAAACAACAAATCGCATTCAACACAGGAACTGTTGAGGTATTGATAAATTATTCGGACAATAATGCATATACTGTTATAAAAGGGTATGAAGTCTCGTACAATAGTGGATTAGTAAGTATTGACACCAATGGAGAATTACAAAATGTACGCATTTCAAAGATAAATTCACTTTCTGTTATCGCAAATAATGAAACCAGCTCATTATCATCCATCATTTCAAAAAATGTAGTTGATGCTGCATCCATTTCAACTGCGGTTATTTCATACACACAATCGCTGACAAATGATTATGTTTCAAAAATGAGTTCAATACAGAATAATGCATCTGCAATAAACGTTGCAATGACAAACAATATTTCTCAACGTGCTGAAAATGTATCATCCTTGTCCACGTTTGTTTCAACCAATCATTCAAATGCACTCTCGAGTGTTCAATCAACTTCAAATCATATCAGCATTCACATTTCTCAGCATCAGTCTCATGTGTTCAGCACCATTCAGTCATTGGTTGTGGGAGATGCTCCATCCAATCTCAACACCCTGTTTGAAATTTCAAATGAACTCACAGCAGGCCCGCTTCTTCATGAAAATCACTCTAACATTGAAGTATCTTTGAGCTCAGCCATCAATTCCAGAAATCAAACTGTCAATTCATTATCAACTTTGTTTTCAACATCTGTTTCATCGTTGGAAAGCACTCGCGTATCTCTTTCCACAATTGGTAGTTTAACCACATCAAACCGAGTGTCAGTAACATCATCATTATCAACCAAGTTATCCAGCCATATTTCATCCACTAATAGCAATAATGCATCGCTTTCAAATAGAATTTCAAGCATCACCTCATCCAGAATTTCAATAATCAACACATTGACATCTTCATTGAGTTCAACTCAAGTTTCCAATTCTCTTTCATTGTCATCCGGAACCATAAATCTTTCAAATACAACATCAACAAGAATCAGCAAAGTTCTTTCTGCATCAGTTATATTGTCAACCAGTGTTTCAAATCATATTTCAATTCAGTCACTCATTTCAAATAATATTTCAACCAACAATTCACTGCAAATCAGTCATACAAATTCTTTATCCAATCTCATTTCAAATCAAATTTCAAACAATGTAGAAAATTTGTCTTCCCTTTCCACAAGTTTTTCAAGTTTGCAAACCAATGATTTGAATTTGCTTGCAAACACAACCTCTGTCAATTCTGCAATTGCGCAATTAATTGGTGTGGGGGCAATTTCAGCATTAGACACTTTAAATGAAATCGCAAGTGCAATAAACAATGACTCAACCATTCAAACCACCTTGAACAGCATTGTTTCAAACAAGGCCACGGTTTCAACGTCAACCTCATTGAACACCATTCTTCTTCAAAAAACAAATCAAACAAGCATTACTCAATTGATAAATGTTGTTAGCACAAAAGTAAACCAAATCTCCATTTCAACTTTACAAACAAGCATCACTTCATTAAATGATTTGATCAGTGGTAGTATTTCAAATGAATTACAATCCATGAAAAATAATTTGACACTTGGATCTTCCATAATATCTGTTTTATCTGAAACCGTAAAACGGGTTGACACCATGTACACGTATCACGGACTACTACGAATTAATAATGATGGATCCGCAGTCATGTATCCAGACAAAATCAATCGTTTGAAAAACATTGAGCTGGTGTCTTCCGTGTTAACATTCACGGTTGATGAAAACAATGAAAATAATATTACAAAAATTACACAAAATATGGTGTTAAAATTTGATGAAAATCAACCAAGCATTAATTATACAAGTCGTGGCGTTCAATACTCAGTTAATCCACTTGTATTGACAAATCAACAACTTTACACTATCAATATTGATTCAAATAACACAACCGATTATACAAACAACGCAACAAACATAGTGGTTGTTGCAAATGAATCTTCAACCCGTTTCATACCTTCAAACTCACCATTCGTTGTTTTGAAACTGGAACTATCTAATTTTACGTACTCTATTCCCACCGTGCAAACACCATACAGTGCAACTACTTGGAATGATTCAACAGGAAAAATTTCACAAGTGTTGTATATCAATTACGAATTGGGTGTTCAAAAATTGAAAATTGATCAAATTGTTTATGATGTCTCAGGAACGACACAATATGTACACACTTTGGAGTATTTGCCTGGAGCAAATCCATCAAGTCCTCTCGTTATAAAAATATTGAATTCCACCACCAAATTAGAAAGTCAGCCATTGACTCTTTCAAATGTATATAATGATTACCCACAGCATGATGTTCCTGTCCAAAAACCAAACTCAAAAGTAGTCACATACAATTCATCAACATCTTTATACACATACACCGTTGTTTATCAAACAACTGCTAGTAGCGTTCAAGTGGAATATTATGCCAATTCACAATACGTCAGCAACAATTACAATGTCATTAATGGGGAAGTTACACTTGTTTTTACGTATCCCTTAACCCAAGTTGATCAATCATTATTCAAATTAAAAGCATTGACCAGTAACAATAAACGATCAAGTAATTTTACATCATTTTTAAATGCAGAATTAATTACTTTTGTCACACCGACCTTGACTACTCATTCTTACAACATTCCCGAACCCCAGCAATCCGCTCTACCCATCACATATACAGGAACGATACGCACGGCAAGCACCGAAGCAGCACTAACCAACGCCATATCCGATGCGGTTGATTACGACATCATCCGTATAACAGCGAATATCACCCTGACCGCTGAAATTACCATCGCCAAAAAACTCAAAATTGAAGGCACAAGTAACGCAATCGTGGTTACATTCAATACTGCGGCGACTATATTCACTATCACGACTAGCGAGGTCTGGTTCTCCGCTCTTACTTTCAACAATGCAAATGCGGGTTCAAGTGCTAATATATTAACATTTTCATCATCAACCGCAATCAATAATTATGTAACGGATTGTATCTTCCAAACCAACGAGTTCGCCATCTCAACGAATAACCGAAATATCCAAATAACCGATAATATTTTTGAGTTTGTAGAAAGCGCTGACTCACATCGCTACATCATTCTAACGGGTTGTTTGGGGTCATGTTTTATTAATAATAACACCTTTCGTGGTAATAGTGGTTCTTCTACACAATGCATCAATATCAATAATGCTGTTGCGTCGTCGGCATTTTTGAATGGTAATATTATAATCAACGGAAATGTATCAGCAACCAACCCCGTTCAACGCCTCTTGATGGTGGATATTCCGCTCACTGCTTCAAACATCAGTTTTTATGTCTCTCGTAATACAATGACGACTACAAGTGGGTTTATTGTTTTGTTCGCATTACCTTTTGATGGAATCAAGCAGTTTTATGTCGTTCAAAATACGGAAACACTTGGGCCAAGTATTACAGGAGGCAAGGGCATTATCGGTCTTGATTCGGCGAGTGCATCGTCTATATCATTTAATACTATCGTTTATTCGTCAGGAAATTCTCCCGCGGTTCTAAGGTCAGATTACACCAACCTTGTGAATACGTCAGCAAATCAAAACGGAGTAATCGCATACGCTACGGCAAAGTTCACGCCAGTTACCACTTATAATGTTATCAACCCCTTCTACGTAGAGAATATCAACTCTCTCACTATAACTGCCACTTATCAAGTTGATGCAAATTCAACACATATAACAGTTATAAATCCATCAACATATGCAGTTTATATTTCTTCTCAAGCAGTTTCAAATGCAAGCGTCACGTTTTCAATCAATTACAACCCATCAAATTTATTCTCATTTGTCGTAATTTCTCTTTCAAATTCATATGGCATGCAAAGTCTTGCGTCTAATCCATTTGTTTTGACCAATTTCCATTCTGTTCCAGAGTATGCAAATGATAATTCAATACTCGTGACTCGTACAGACAACACTTACACCTATTCTGCAAACTACAACACATCGTCATCTAATGGCATAAACGTCTATAAGCGTAACAACGAATTTGACACCACCGTAACTGGAACAAACCCAATTACCATAACAAGAACATACACTGATGCACAAATTGGGAACACTGCCTTCCAATTATCCTCAAAAGCCACTTCAAATCTGAGAGAAAGTGCCTTGATAAATATTGTAGGGGTTGACATTCCATTCCATACTACACCAATTTTTACTGGATCAATTGTTTATAGTGATTCAAATTCTGACAATGTTGCTCAGCTCACTTACAACGTGAATTATCGTGTGGATAGTTTATTAATACTTGACCCGTTAAGTAGCCCCTTGTCCAACATAGTAACAATTCAACAATCCACAGTTAACACCGTTGGTGTTATCAAAACAATATTGTTAACTCTTACATATCCAAATTCAATATCTCCACTCAATATTGGAGTTTTTTCAAACGTAAACAGTTATGGTAAAACAAGTGTATTGGCCAACAATCAAGTTTTATTGGGAAGATTCACTGCTCCAATTTTAATTGGTGTACCAACATACGATCCACCAACCGATGTTGCAGAATATACAAATAGAACAGTTTCTATATCATACCAAGTTCAATCTGCTGTTACTCAGATTCTTGTGTTATCCAGTGATTTGTCTCCTTTACCATCTGGTATAATTGTAACTAGCAATTCAATTGTTGGAACAACTGCATCAATTACAATAACATATAATGAAAGTTCATCGCCGTTTTCAATTGCGGTAATTGCAAATCAAAACTCCAGCGGCAGAGAAAGCAACCCAACATTGACTACTTTACAAACTCCACCTCGTCCCTCGCCAACCCCCACACCCACACCAACAAACACACCAACACCCACACCAACAAATACTCCAACACCCACCCCAACAAACACACCAACACCCACTCCAACAAATACTCCAACACCAACACCCACGCCAACAAACACGCCAACACCCACACCAACAAACACACCAACAAACACTCCAACAAATACTCCAACACCAACTCCCACGCCAACAAATACTCCAACACCACCAACACCCACACCCACGCCAACAAATACTCCAACACCCACACCATCCCCAGCGGCAGCAGCAGTGTTAACTTCCAAAACTTTTTATTCTGGGTCAAGTGTCAATAGGATTAAAACCCCTCAGGTCCGGTTATTCAGTGAAATCAATTATGGAGGGTATTTTATGGATGTAAACCCTGGTTTTACAAGTGATGCAACATTGGCCAACAACGGGTTAAATGACAACGTGAGATCAATAAGAATTCCAGTTGGATTTAGTGTTCAAGTTTGGCAGCATAATGGAGGTGGG